AAAAACTTGTGATGTAATTGATAAAATTCTAGATGAAGCAAAAAATGATATTATTAGAGAAAATTATGATAAAGAAAAAAAGGAAATTATAGTTGATTTAGTATATAATAGAATTAATAGAATTGTAACAAAATTTGAAGAATTATTATTTCAATTTAATGTATTGTATAAAAAAAGAATTATTATTTCATTAGATTCATTTGGGTATAATGAAAAATTAGATTATCTTTTAACTTTAGAAGAGACAAAAGAACAAAATTTAGATATGGATTCTATTGATTAGTTTCTTCTTGATCAGAATCGGGATATTTTTTCTTACGTTCTAGTTCAAGTTCTTCAAGAATTTCAATAAGTTTAGAATGCCATTCATTAATTTTGTTTTCTTGTTCATCAAGTTCAAGAGGCCAGAAATTATTTACTAGTCGCCATCCACAAACATGTTTATCTTCTGAATTTGATTGAAGATATACTCTCCACAATCCTTTTCGTTTAATAGCATGATTTGCAGCCCATTCAAATTGATCATCATAAATACTTCTGCAAGTAAAATTACCTAAATCTTTCATTTGTCTATGTGGTTCTTTACAAGACATATGATCTTTATCAATTTCACCTGAAGTACGACGAACACAATATATAGTATCTACATATTCATTAGGAACTGTAACTGTTTGTTGTTGTCTTACAATAGCTTGACCCATCTTAACTTAGATGAATAAAATGAAAGTAAATCCGTTTTCAAAAAACGAATTAAATACATGATAATTTAAATAATAATAAGGATGGATCCATTATTTGAACGACGTCAATTAACTAAAAAAGTTCATATTTATTCAAAATTTCTTCAAAAGAATATGAATGCTGTTATTTTAGCTCAACTTAAAATGAATGTTGAAGGAAAATGTTCATCTGAAGGATTTATTCAAAGAAATTCAATTACAATTCTTGATTGTTCTCTTGGGAGAACTAATTATGTTAAAGGTGGTGTAGATTATGATATTACATTTCAAGCAGATATTTGTTTTCCTCATCGAGGACAAAAACTAAAAGCGCCAATGACTCTAAAATCAAAAGTAGGTATTCATGCTGAATTACCACCATTAAAAATTCTAATTCCTCGTGATTTGCATTTAGGTAATAAAGAATTTGATGAAGTAAAAGAAGGTGAAGATTTAGAATTTGAAGTTGTTGGTTCAACATTTAAACAAAAAGATACTGAAATTGTAGTTGTAGGTAAATTACTATCAAGACCTGACGATGTTGTATTAGTAAAAGAAGAAGATGAAAAACAAGTAGTTGTAACTTCTAAAGAAACTGAAGAATCAGGTGAATCAGTTAAACAAGTAGTATTTTCTGGTCCAAGTGAAGGAGCAGTATTAGTTAAAGGAAAGCGTAAAAAACTTACAGGTAGTACTCCTTTAAAAGAAGAAACAAATGAATAAACAAAAGAAAGAATGGATGAAAGATCAGTTAGATTTAATGGATTCTAATCAACACACTCAAATTTTTAATATTATTAAAAAATATACAAATACATTTACAAAAACACAATCTGGTATTTTAGTATCAACTGATAATCTTTCTTCAGAATGTCTTGAAGAAATTAATAATTATATTAATTTTTCAATTGACCAGAAAAAGCGTATAGAAGAAGACGCAAAAACGCGTAAAACATATGAGAGATTAATCAGCGAATCATAAGTCAAAAACGAACAAGGTTTAATCCAAGTAAAATATAATAGGATATGGATACAATTGTGAGTCCAGAAATACTTCTTCTTTTAGAAGAGTTTATTAAGATAGCAAAAGAAGACCCAAAAGCAGAGTTAGAATGTAAACTGCTTTCGGGTAAAATTTATACTAAAGATGTTGCTGATCGTATTTTAAAAGCTATTCATACTCTATCTACAGGTCTTAGGTGTGAAGAAAATAGATTATCAATTTCTTATGCAGATTCAACACGCGTTAATGTAATGGGTTCAGAAAATATACATAAATTATGCTCTACAAATTCATTTCGTAATATTCCTTTAGTAGTAGAAAAGAAATTGAAATATTTTGAATCACATAAAGGTAAGAAAGATATTATTGATGTTCCTGAAGGTAATATGAGATTTACATTACGTTCAGAAGAGGAGATTCGTAGAGATTGGGAAGGTAATCCAAGTGATTCTAAAACACACATACGTTTAATTAATCGTAAATGTTTTGGAACATCTGATGGATTATTTCGTATTGATTTCTCTATAGTTAAAACAAGAGGTGTAAATTCTAAACAAACTATTAAAGATCTTTTAAAATTACCTCATACATATGAACTTGAAATTGAATTTCTTAATAAAAAAACTGAAATTCCTGAGAAAATGATTATTCAAGAATTATTAAAAATACTTACTAGTTTATCACAATCATTTTATCAATCACCTTTTCTTCTAAAAGTTTCTGATATGAATAAATATGAACAAGAATTCAAATTATCAAAAAATATCTTTTATGATTTAGTAACTTTGACAAGACGTCATATTAATCCTATAAATCCTCATAATATTTCTAAAGGTTATACAGTTACAAATAAAGCAGATGGTGAAAGATCAGGATTATATGTAGCAAGAGATAGAAAATTAATTCGTATTGCAAAAAACAATAAAATTACATGGACAGGTATTGTTGCAAATGATGATTCTCATATTGGTGATTTTATTGATGGTGAATTTATTCCTGAAAAGAATTTATTTTGTATCTTTGATGTATATAGATTTAGAAATAGAGATTTGAGACAATTACCTTTAATGAAAAATGATGAAGATACTATTAAAAACCCCCTAAATTCAAGATTAGGTTGTGCTAGATTATTTGTTGAAGATATTCGAACACAATTTATGATGTTGCCTTCATTAACTCCTCTGAGAATTGAAACTAAATTATTCTTAGCCGGGGATGGTGCTTCAATGGAAGAAGCTATTCGTACAATGCTAGCAACAGAATTTGAATATGAAATTGATGGATTAATTTTCACACCTAAATCTACTTCTGTAGCACCATCAGAAGATAGAAAAGGTAAGACTTGGTTACGTGTATATAAATGGAAACCTTCAAATCAAAATAGTATTGATTTTCTTTTGAAAATTACTGCAGATGAAACTTATGATACATTAATAGATAAGAAAGTAAGACGAGGACAATTATATGTATCAAGAACACAAGGTGACGATATTATTTATCCTCGTGAAACTATGAATGGTGAATATACACCTATTGTACTACCATCAGATTTACAAAAAGTAGCAGATACAAATACACGTATTCCATCACCATTTCAACCTAATGTTCCTCGTGATCCTGATGCTTATAAGATTCTAGTTCCTCTAAATGAACGTGGGCAAACAGTAGATAAAGAAAATAATAGAGTTGAAGATAATACTATAGTTGAATGCTCATTTGATATTATTAGTCGTAGATGGACTATTATGAGAACAAGATATGATAAAACTTATCAATATCGTGCTCTAAGAGAACCTCAATATGGTAATGATATTTCAGTAGCAAATAATATTTGGACATCTATGCATGTTCCTATAACTGAAACAATGATTACAAGTTTCACATCTTCTCCACCTGATGAATCTTATGAAGATGATATGTATTATAGAGATGATTTGAAAAGATGTTCAAGAGTATTTAGTGATGTATATGATTTCCATAATCGTGTAAAAGAAGAATTATATAAATCTGTTATTAGTAAAGGTTCTACTCTATTAGAATTAGCAGTTGGAAGAGGTGGTGATTTATATAAATGGAAAAAAACACAACCATCAAAAGTTGTAGGTTTAGATATTTCTCTTGCAAATATTATTTCACCTACACAAGGTTCAGCAACAAGATATTTAAATGATCGTAAAAAACATCCTGAAGATTATCTTCCTCCAGTTTTATTTCTACAAGGTGACATGACTATACATCCTTTATTTCAACAAGATGATAAATACATGCCTATTTTATTAGGTAAAGAAAAAGCAACAACTAAATATTTAGCTGAATTTGAAGGATTAAATAAATTTGATAATATTTCATGTCAATTTGCTATGCATTATGCATGTGAATCAGAAGAAACCTTTCGAACATTTGCAAGTAATTTGAAAGATCAAGGAAAAGAAACATTCTTTGGTTGTTGTTTAGATGGTAAATCTGTCTATACTTTATTAATTGGTAAGAAAACACATATGTTTGGAAAAGATCGAGAAGTATGTGGTGATTTTACAAAAGAATATGAAGATAAAGAATCATGGAGTGAAGAATTTGGTATGGGAATAAAAGTATTCTTAGAAAGTTTTGATAAACCTACTTTGGAATATTTAGTTCCATTTGAAAAAGTTACTGATATTTTAAAAGAATTTAATTATGAATTAGTTGAAACTAAAATGTTCAATGAACTTTATTCACAACAAACAAATATTATTCTAAATCAACAACAACAAACATTCTCATTCTTAAATAGAACTTTCATATTCAAGAAATCTAAAGAACCTGAACCTGAACCTGCTAAAGAAGAAGAACCTGAACCTCCTAAAGAAGAAGAAAAGAAAGTAGTAATTAAAGGAATACGTAAATTGAAAAAGGGTGGTGGAGAAGAAGATGAAAAACCTGTAGTATTATTCTTTGGTGAAGATGCATCAGCAGGAGAGCATAGAAATTTCAGTCCTGATTCTGCACATGCAATAGTAATTGATGATGAAGAATATAATACATTAACACATTATTTAGAATGTATGAAATCTAAGGAATTTGATGATAAAGAAACTCTTGAGAAAATGATGAAATCACCAACAACTAAAGCAGTTAAAGCTCTTGGTAAAAAAGTCCAGAAATTTGATTCAACGAAATGGAATGAAAAATGTCTTGGATATTTATCGAAAGGATTAAGAGCAAAATTCACTAAATTTCCAGAATTGCGTAAACAATTACTAGAAACTGAGGATAAAATTTTAGGTTATGCTGATCCTCGTGATGTTATTTTAGGTATTGGTTGTGCTATGGGAACACCTAAATCATTAAAATCATCAAAATGGAGAGGTGATAATCATATGGGAAAACTTTTAATGGAATTAAGACAAAAATTAAAAGAAGAAGAAGAATCTAATAATTAAATACTAGGTATAACCACGAAGTTGAGGAAATAAATTTTTCATATCTTCTTCTGTTAATCCAGATCTATAAGGAAAAATCATTAGATAACCTCCAGGAACAGTCGGTATAAAAACACCAGATTGATATGTTAAGAATGAACAAACAGAAGTAACTGTATTTAGAGTATCAGAAACAAAAGTATATGCCAATTGAGAAGTATTAATACCAATCGCACTATATATCTCCCCCATATCACAATTTCCAGGACTAATAAAATAAACATAAATACTAATAGCATCACCAGGAAATGTATATTGCCCATAATTTAATAATGATTGGCCATTATTAATTCTTTTACCATTTAAATTTTTTGTTATATTTACAAGTCCACCTAATTTAATAGAAAGTTGTATATCACTATCTAGTGCTCCTACAACTTTACCAAGACCTTTCAAAGAAGCTATTTGACGAAGTCTAGCTATACGACGTGTATTAGAATAATCTTCTGTTGGCATTCTTATTCTTTATTATCAAAATTTTTATAGAATTCAGAATAAGAAATAGGTTTTTCAGGTGGAGGAGTATTATTTACAACTGGACCAACAAATCTATCAAATAATTTCTGTCCAATTAATTTTGATGCATCATCTTCAGTAATTTCATTCTTTTCAATTTGTCTACGTAATTTTAACATTTCAAAAAAAGTTTGATCTAATTTTCCTTGAATATGTAGATCAAATATAGTAGGAAATCTATTATAAAGAACTTCATTTTCTTCAGATAATTTTTTACGATATTCAGTAGGATTAGAAGTTTTTAATTTTTTATGTTTACGCATAGATGTATCCATATCACGAACCATAGATTGAATTCTCATAGAACTAATAATTTCTTCTTGATCCATTTGTATTATTTCTACGCTATACATTAAGATGTCTACAATTACCGCTAATGGACAAATTATAGAAGCAGCACATTCTGCTCCAAATGAACCACATGCGCCACAAAAAATGGCGGGTTCAGCAGTAGATGCTGCAACTGCTAGTTTGTCTGCAAAAATATCTCAACAAGCAGCTGCATCAAAATCTTTAGGGGCAGGACAAAGAGGAGCAGGAAGGCGTAAGAAAAGAGGTGGAGGAAATGTAGTTCCTCCTGCTATACCAACAGCAAGTAGTATTGGAGGTATAAGTCCTGCATTAGTTCATGAAACTGCAGTAAACAATCTAGCACAATTACGAGCAAGTGCTGCATATGATAAACATATAGGAGCACAACCTATGCAAGTTGGTGGTAAAAAGAAAAAAACTCGTAGAAAGCGTAATGGACGCAGTAACACAAGGAATCATAGGAGGAGTCGTAGGAGCAGTCGCTCTAATAAGCGTAAGCGTAGTGTCAAAGTATAATCCAACTCTATCTCAATTTATCAACTTACCTGAAACTCATACATGGTGGTTAATTATGTTAAGTGCTCTTACTATAGGACAACTATTCTTATCATACTTTATGGTTACTGCTTTGATGGAAGCACCTTCTCAAATAACTCCGACAACTCAGAAATAAATTCCAGACATTCGGAATGTTTCGTAATTCCTGTAAGAATAATTTTTCCAGTTCTGAAAACTTTAGCAGTTCTTTTTGATGGACCCATATGTATCTTAACACCAGGATATACGTCAGGATCATAATGAGATGTAATATGTTCAATATTTGATTTACGAATAGTATTATGAAGATGTTCTCTTGCAATAGTTTGATTTGATGATAATTTAGTAGTATAATTCATCAAAACAACTCTGTAATTAAGAATTTCATATTTCTCAGGGGTATCCTTTAAAGATTCTTGAGAATTATTCCAAATTTCTTGAAGAAGAATACGCATACAACATTCATGATATTTATCATGAAGAATACCAGTCATATGAAATACACCATTTTGAAAGATTTTAATTGTAATTTCTTTTAAAGGAAGTGAACTATCGCCATCATTTAACATAACTAATGTTAGAGAATTATGACAAAATCCTGTATTATTATTTGAAGGTTCTTTTTTAGATCGGCGTTTAATTTTATCTCGTTTACTTTCTCCTCGTTTAGGAAATCCTCGTTTTTCAATTTTAATAATATCTTTGTTAATAGGAAGTGATTGAAGAAGTAAAGTTGTATCAAATTTGAGATTTGTTTTGTAAAGAACTACCATCGTTGATAAAACTGGTACTTCCATTAGTATTTAAAGGTTTTTGTATGTAAAGTGTATCAATTTCGTTTTTCCATGAAAATGGTAAACTTTCAGTAAATCTACAAATTAGTCCAGTAGGAAACTTTCTAATTAATTTTCTTAAAATAACTTGTGATGTTGAATCTAACATAAAACCGGGTTCTAAATGTCCTAAAAAAATAGCACAGTTAGAATGGTGATTTACTATTGCCATTGATTCATTTGCTATATCATTTAAAGAAACTCTTGATAAATCTAAAAATGTTTTATCCTTAAATAAATCTTTAAACATTTCTTTAAACTCATTAAAATTACCAACAGTAGTTGATACAAACAACATTATTTAAATAAAAGTTTATAATGTTTAAGGTTTAACGTCTCCAAATCTAGGTTTATCTAATCTTTGTAGAGGAAGAACAGAACCTTCATATGGAACAAAAAGTCTTTTAGAATTTACATTCAAATCATTACCATGATGTTTTTCAATATATTTATTATTAGGAATTAAAGAACCAGCTTTATAAGGAGGTCTATTACCTTCTTGATATCCAATAGCAGTAAATTTACTAGGACCATATGTAGTTCTTTCAAAAGGAACATCAGCTTTAACTTCATGATTAGCTTTTAGAGGACAACATTTAGAATCTACAGATGGAATACGTATTGTATGATCAACAAATAAAGGTGGTCCAACTTGTCCTGTAGTATGAACCATAGGTTTTGTTTCATGACAGAAAAGTCTTTCACGAGTTATTGTGCTAGCATCTTTAGTAGGAATTACTGGAGACATAGGAACACATTTACTAATACTTTCAGGAGAATCAGAATTAGTTAAAAGTTTTCCTCTATAATAAGCTAAATCTCTATCAATTCCTACTGCGCCTCTATAAGCAGTAAAATCACTTGAATCTTTTGGTTGACCTGTTTGTTTTTGATAAGAAACAATTTTTTTACCTTTAGAAGTTTCTAGAATTGAATCTTCGCGCATAGTTCCTTTATCTGCCCCATCAATAGGAAAAAATCTAGAAGCAGTTAGACGTTTCTTTTTTGTAATATCAGAAGCATCTTGAGGCTTCAAAGTATTTAAAATTTTTGGAGATGCAGCCATCTTATTTTTTAAATATTGTGACGAAGACATTTGTTTAATCAAACTATATTTTTCTTAGAGCAAATCTACATGAGTTAGAAAATGGCGTCTACAACAAGGTCGATTAATACCAAGTTCATCAAGAGCTTTACCTTCAGCAGTTTTAGTTGTTGTAGCAGTCAAATATTCCATCTGTGTTTTTCCTTCTTTTTTACGATTTTTTTCAACTAGTTCGATATAAGCCATGTATTTACCTGCAATAATGTTATTACATGAAACACATCGAATTGGAATGATCATTTTATTTATTTAAATTAATATAAAAAGTATATTCGTTTTCTATCTTAATGAATAATAAGGATGAATAAAGATTCTCTTGGTGGATTATTTTTAGTTTTAGTTTTATTAGTAAGTATAACTCAACATAAATTTACAAAAGGGTTACTTGAACTTCTTGTAAAATTAACTAAACCTGGATCAACTATTCTTTTATTAGGTAGTTGTCTAGTATTATTTATGAAAGGGTATACATATACTGCTTTAGCACTTGGTCTTCTAAGTATATTTCTCTTAAAAGATATGTGGGTATTAACAAGTGCTCGTCGTCTATACAATGATGTTCAAAAAGATCAATCAAGATTTGTAGCATCTAATAGTATAGATTTACAATTTGCACAAAAATCTATTAGTCATGATTCACCTTCAATGTTATCTCCATCAAAAAGTGAAACTATGTTGATTTTCCCTCCTTCTTCTGAAACCTTGAAAGAAATGTGTGGTTAATTTACCAAATAACAGATAATTCAGTAGTAGACCAATATTCTGAAACACCAGAAGGAAGACGACGATGAATAATAAAAGGTAATTTTTGTTGATGAATTTCTTTTTCTGCTAATTTCCATACAAATTGAGGATCAGAAGTTAACATACCTTCAAGAGAAACAAGAGGTTTTGAACCTTCTGCGATTTGTTGTGCTCTTGTTCCAATCAAAGTAACATATTCATATTTTGAATAATATGGACGTGTTATTCTTGGATTTTCTAAAGATGCTTTAACTTGTTCACGTGATACAGGAACAACTTCAGGATGTAGAATACGCGATTCATATCGAATTTCTTCCATTTTTATTATTAATTAATCTAAATAGTTTATTTTCCGTTTTTATTCATAATGGCAACACAAAAAAGATATTTTCCTAAAAAGTATTTTCAAGGATTATCTGAAAGAAAAAAAACACAACGAAAGAATGAAATTAACAAATTTAGTTTATTTTCATGGAAAGATCCTAAAGCTTATACAGGATTTAAAACTGATAGAAATGTAACTACAAAAAGTTCAAGTTATACAATGAAATGGAGAAAAAAGTTTCCTGATTCTAAATCATTAGAAGAAAAATCTAAATCTACAGGAGTTCCATTAAAATATATTAAGGAATCATATAATCGTGGTATGGCGGCATGGAGAACAGGTCATAGACCAGGTGCTACACAACAACAATGGGGATATGCAAGAGTTCATTCATTTTTATTAAAAGGAAAAACTTATTATACAACTGATTCTGATTTAGTAAAAGAAGCTATTGGAAATTCTAAAGAAGCAAAGAAATGGTGGTCTAAACAATAAAAACATATAAAAATAAATGGTAGAATTGCAAGAAGTTTTTGGAGATGATCTACTAGTAGTTAATGCTGCTCGTGTATCCTTTTCTAAAGAATCATATGCAATGACACTTGCAGATGAAAAATTAATTAAGTATTTAGCTAAACATAATCATATAAGTCCATTTTTTCATCCACAAATTAGATTTAGAATTAAAATGCCTATTTTTGTAGCAAGAGAATGGTATAGACATCAAATTGGATTTGCTCGTAATGAAGTATCACGACGATATGTTGATGATATACCTGAATGTTGGATTCCTCGTTCAGAAGATTTAAGAGAAAGAGATGCAAAAGTTAAACAAGGAAGTAAAGATACTGCGGTTCAAAATTCTAATGAAATTCATGATATTATTGAAAGACATACACAAAATAGTGTTAATATGTATACATATTTATTAGGACAAGGAATTGCACCTGAAGTAGCAAGATGTGTATTACCTCAAAGTATGATGACTGAATTTATTGAGACAGGATCTTTAGCTGCATATGCTCGTCTTTTTAAACTAAGAAGTGATCCTTCAGCTCAAAAAGAAACTCGTATGTATGCTGAAAAAATTGGAGAGTTTCTTTCTAAATGTTTTCCTGTAAGTTGGAAAGCACTTACTTCCGCTTCTGAGTAATTAATTTACCCTTTCTATATCTTTTTAAAGTATAACCTCTTTTCCAAAGAACATTTTTAACACATACAGCAATAGCTAATCCTTCTTTACCTGAAGATTTCTTAACTTTTTTAACACATCTTTCAAATTTCTCTTCCATTATTTTAATTAGCACGAGAAGATTGTTTCCAAGTTTCATTACAGTTTGTGCATTGATATAACCAAACAAGATTCTTTTCATTAATTTTTACTGCAACAACATCAGGATTAGCACCAGATTTAGAAGGGCATTCAGTATTAGGACATACAATATTTGACAAGTGATCTAAAGTAGGATCATTTTTCAAATAAGGATTATGGATTAGTTTAGCAGTCTTATCTTCTTTCAAAACATGTTCATATACAATAGGATTTTTAGCAGTAATAGGTTCTTTATAATCACATTTACGACATGTTAGAACAGCTGTTTTTTTAGAATCAACAACTTCTTCATCAATTCCATAAAGCATATTGCGACATACAGGACAGAATTTCATTTACTATTATTTATAGTGAAAGTAAGTTTATTCGTTTTACGTATAAAATTGTTCGTTTAAAATGGATGTTCCAAGAATTAATTATCGGAGTCATCAATACAGATGGCACAAAAGGGCAATCTACGTGAATTTCTTGAGAATCATAAGGCTGATACCTTATGGACACATACTTCCCTTGCAGGTGGGAAATACTTTATTCCTCAAGAAAATATGGGTAAGTTTTATGACCTTTATGTCGAAAGTATTCTAGATCAAGAAAAACAGTATCTAGTAGAAAAAACTAGTGAGATTGGTCCTTTGCGTATTGACTTTGATTTTATTTATGTTCGTGAAATTGAAACTCATCAACATACTCGTGATCAAACACTTGCATTTGTAAAAGCTTATCTTAAGGAAGTTTCTGAATACTTAGAAGTTCCTTCCGAAACTAAAGTTTATATTATGGAAAAGCGTAAACCTACATTGGACACAAAGAAAAATCGTATGAAATCAGGTATTCATATAGTTGTTCCTGATATTTGTACTCATAAATTTGTTGAACAACGTGTTCGTCGTAATCTTCTGAAGAATATGTCTGATTATTTCCCTAATCTTCCTTTAACTGAATCATGGGATAAGGTTTATGATGAAGGTGTTGCTAATCGTTCTGTGCCATGGACAGTTTATGGTTCTCGTAAAAATGATCCTAATTCTCTACCTTATCTAGTTTCTTATATTATTCAAAACGGTCAGATTCTAAATAATGTTCCTCAAGTTTCTAAAGAATTGATGCAAACTCTTTCTTTATGCAGAGATGAATCTGCTGAAACTCCTATGACTGAACAAGGTAAAACTATTTATGCTGGTCTAAATAAACCTAATCAAGAAGTTCGTATTTCTGGCGGACGATCAGTTACACCTGGCCGTGGTCGTCCTTCTACACGAAATGAAAAACCTTCTTCTCGTGGTTCTTCTCCACAAGGACGTGTAATTCCTCCTCTAGATTCTGAACGCAAAAAATACTTGAAAGATCATGTCCTAAACTTAGATGAATCACGATTTATGGAATATAATAAATGGGTCCAAGTTGCTATTTGTCTACATAATATTCATCCCGACCTACTAGACGTTTTCCTTGATTTCTCATCACAATATGAAGAAAAATATAATGAAGCAGATTGTATTCAGAAATGGACTATGCTTACTTTCCGTAATGATGGTGATCGGATAGGTGAAGGAACTCTGAGATTTTGGTCTCGTGAAGATAATCGTGAAGGTTATGATGAAATTGAAAAGAGTAATGTTGGAAGATTAGTTATTCAAGCATGCTCTGGTACTGAACATGATGTTGCATGTGTAATTCATGCTAAATTTCGTGATTCTTATATTTGTTGTGATTTTGGTAAAAATGTATGGTATCGTTGGTCAGGACATATTTGGCGTGAAACTGATCGTGGCGTAGACCTTCAACTAAAACTTTCAAAGGAAATTGCAGGCGTATTCTTTAAAACTATGGATGGAATTACACATGAAATGGCTAATCGTGGTCTTGTAAATTGTACTGGTGAAGGTAAAGGTGATTGTAATGTTTGTGAATATTGTCAAGAAGAGAAGAAACGTTCAGGCCTAAATGCAATTTATACTAAATTGAAAACTACTAAATTTAAAGATAATGTTATGCGTGAATGCAGAGAACTATTCTTTGATGAAGAATTTACTAAGAAAGTTGATTCTAACAAAGACTTGATTGCTTTCAATAACGGTGTTATGGATTTAATTAAGATGGAATTTCGTGATGGTAAACCTGAAGATTATATTTCATTCTCTACTGGTATTGATTATGATTCTAATAAACCTTATTATGAATATGAAGAATGGCCTCTAGTAGAAAATTTTATTCAACAAGTTTTACCTGATCATGAAGTTCGTAAATACTTCTTGAAACATCTAGCAACAAATTTACTTGGTGGAAATACAGCACAAAAATTTCATATTCTTACTGGTTCGGGTTCTAATGGTAAATCTATGATTACTAATTTAACTTCTACTGCTCTTGGTGATTATGCATGTACTGTTCCAATTTCACTATTTACTCAAAGACGTAAAGGTTCTGGTTCTGCTGCACCTGAAGTTATTCGTTTGAAAGGACGACGATTTGTAACTATGCAAGAACCTGATGAAGCTATTGCCCTAAATACAGGTCTTATGAAAGAAATTACTTCAGGTGAAAATATGTATGCTCGTGATCTATTTAAATCAGGAACAGAATTTGAAGTTCAAGCAAAGTTCCATTTAGCGTGTAATGATAAACCTAAAATTAATACTACAGATGGTGGAACATGGCGTAGGTTAGTAGTAATTAATTTCCTATCAAAATTTGTTCCTAAACCATCAGAACCAAACGAATTTCCTATGGATGAAACTATTCAATTTAAAGTAAAATCTAAATTATGGGCAACACCTTTCTTATCTTACCTAGTTCATCTTCTAAAAGAAGAAAAAGGTATTCGTAAATTAGTAGCACCACCTAAAGTTTTGGAATATACATCAGAATATCAAAATGATAATGATGGAATTTCTAAATTTATTTCTGAGAAAATTTCACTCCTTGTTGAAGGAGATGAAATTACTCAAGTTGATAAAACTATGCTAAGACGTGTATTTAAGACATGGAAAGATGATAATGAACAACGTACTTTATCACCTACTGATCTTGAAAAGAAAATGGAACAACGATTTGGGAAATATCCTAGAGGTGGATGGACATCATTTAAAATTGATATTTAACGACGTCTTCTTCTTCCACCACCCATAGTTCTTCCGTTATCTTCTCCTTCAACACTTCCACCAAATACAGAACGAACACCACTATCTGTTGTTAATTTTTTAAGAGGTTCGGGTAACCAAGTTCTAAAATAATTAGCACTACTATCAATAGTATCAGCAAGACCATTTTTAAATGTTGAATAAATACCCATTAAACTACCACCACGTTGTCCTAAATCTACACCAGTAGGTTCACCACCTTTTCTTCTTTTATGATGACGAGTAGTTCTACCGCCTGATGACATTTCTTATATTAAAGAAAAGAAATTAACGTTTACCAGCACCAACAGGAGCATACATACGAATATAAGGTAAAGTCATATTAACAACTAAATATGCAATCATTAAATTCATTGTAGCAGCTAAAGCATCTCCAATCTTTAGTTTCATACCACCAACATTAACAACAATATTATCTAACGATTTTTCAGCGCCAGGGAATAGACCACCTAGTAAAGGTGTTACTAAATCACGTGTAATAGCGCCAAAGAAATTAGATAGAGCAACACCGATATAAATTGCGACCGCGAAAGTCATTAAAGTTTCATCAGCACCCATCTTTTATATTAAAGAATATAATAAAATATTCTATTATACATGAATGTATTTTACATCGCAATGATCATATTTTGGCAATGAAACTAATTTAAATCCATGATTAATGATAAAATTATTAAGATCTTCAAAAATAACTCCTCCTACATAAAATGGTTTTTTACTTATTTCTGTAGTTAAACTTTCAATATTTTTGAAATTATTCTCACCAAAACCATTTAACACATCTAATTCTGCTCCTTGAACATCTAAGACTACATCATATTTTATATTTTCCCACTGATGCTCTTTTAATACATTTTCGATTGTAGTTGAAATTAATTTTATTGAATTTATTTGTTTAACAGAAGGCCATTCCCATACATCATTATTTGGCTCATAAATAGATGATGACTGTCCATTATTATTAAATATATTAAATGTATATTCTTTACCTATTTCATTAGAAACAAGGCAATTAACTGCTTTAAATTTTGTATTATATAATTTGTTTACTCTTTCTAAATTATTTTTTAGTTGTAGAAACACATCAGGAATTGCTTCTATGAATATACCATTTTTATATATTCTAGCATAATATTCTATTTCAGACATATTATTTGCACCAATAAATAAAATATTTTTATATGTGCGAGGTTTTAATAATTGTAACATTTGTTTATTATCTAGAAAGTTTAAACTAAATTATGTTTATACATATCATCCCATTTGTTTTCACCAATATAAATATATCCATTTGATAATAATAAATTTCTAATTTCAGTTCTTCTTGGTTCAATATAATTATGTTCAATATCAATTAATCCAAAAGTATATTTATTAAAATCAAAATTTCTTATAATTTCTAATTCACTACCTTCTGTATCTATTGATATATATTCAATAAATGATGGACAATTATATTTATTTAATAAATCCAATAATGATATTGTTTTAACTTTAATTGTTGGATTTTCTTTTATATTAAAATTTAAATTAATTTTTTTTTGGAGATGACTTGAAATACCTGAAAGAAGACTATAATTTTTTAATTCGAATGTAATATATTGATTAGAATCATTATAAACTGCTTTATCACAACATATAGATTTTGATCTATTTACAATTAATTTTTTAAAAACATTTGGATTTGGTTCACAACAAATTCCTTTCCAATTATATTTTTGTTCAAGTAAATATGTATTTGATATAGTAATTCCATCATTAGCACCTATTTCAATAAAAAATCCATCTTTTTTTTCATTATAAAATTTAATAACATTTAAATCTTGTTGGAGTTGTGAATAACTCATTATTTAAAAAGAATAGAATATTTTGAATTAGTAATGGACACAAGATTTTGGGGACCGCCAGGATGGGATTTATTTCATAGAATTTCATTTCATTCAGATAATCCACATCAAGTTCTAAAACATATGGCAGAAGTTCTTCCTTGTAAGTTTTGTAGAAATTCTACAAGAAATTTCATTAAAGATTTTCCTTATGATTCAAAAGATCCTGCTAAATGGTTATATGAAATACATAATAAAGTAAATAATAAATTAAGAACACAATGTTCTAAAGATCCTAAAGTAATTAATCCTGGTCCTGATCCATCATTTGAAGAAATAAAAAAGAGATATAAAAATAAATCTTTAAATAAATTAGTAGGTTCAAATTTCTTATTATCAATAGCAGTAAATTTTAAAAATACACCAAGAAGATTAGAAATTCAAAAAAATTTCATACATAATCTTTCTTTAGCATATCCTAGATTTTCTGCGTTCCTTAATAAAAATCCACCAGATTTTTCTCATTATCCTATGTGGATGCAAAAGTTTACTGGAGGTTCAATAGAAGAAGTTGAAAAATTTAAAAGTAAATGTAAAAGAGGAAAAACTTGTAGGAAAAAAAGAGGTGGTGGAAGAAGACTTTCTAAGAAAATTTATTTTTAGTGTGCAGTTACTAAACGCATTTCACAGTTAATACAAAGGTTTTTCTTCAGAGATTCATCACATTTTTCTGCAACTTTCTGAGCAACAGAACATGTTTCACATTTGCAAACAGATTTACACCAGCATTCATCTTTTAACATTGCAAGAGCATATTCAACACTACAGAATTTATTTGGAGGTTGTTTAAACAATTGTGATTCTTCATATTTCTTTCTCATCTTGCGAGCAATTTCTTCACGTTCTATTATTTGAGCTTGAAGAATTCGTGTTTCTTCTTCATATTTAAGAATTTCTTCAATTGTAATATTAACTTGTTGCTCGGTCATCTTTGCTTTCCGTACAAAACTATTGTTTTAAAGTAAAAAATCCGTTTTTGTTGGTTTAAAATTAATTGGATTTAGTCATTGTATTTGAGTCCGAACTTTTCAAATGTCCTGCAATAGACACAGATTGGTCCCCCATGAGAAGACTCGTCTAGTTCATCGCATCGGCAGTTAATAGTGGCCACACAGTAATTACACCAAGGACCATCATCTTCTTCGTAGATTACACACTCACATTCAGATGAACACTCATCAGGAATGTAAAAGTCGTCATTCCACCACTCCCCACCTGCACGCTCAATTGCATCTATACGTGCTTTGTCCACCAAATATTTTTCCCAATAAAATTGGTTTGATGCTATTTTTGCTTCTGCCTCAACAATAGAAGAATCTACAGGAACTGGTTCAGGAACCCAGTCCTCAAGTGGAGTTGTAAGCCATAAGTTTAAAGCAGTTTGCCATTCCAAATTTTGTTGCGCCATACTATCTAATATTATATAACTAAAAAATCCGTTTTTAAGGTTTAGGATTCTTAGCCATTTGTTCTTCTTTTGCTCGAACACCTTTTTGTGTATATTTACCATTTTTTCCTTGTCCCTTTTCTTTTTGGTTTTTCTTTGACTCTTTGCGCGTCTTTGGTTGATTGTCCATCCTACTAATAAAGCATTTAGACCTAAAAAATCCGTTTTTAATAAATGACTGATCAATGTTCAATATGTTATGAACATATGGATATGAAATCTTTTAAAGATTCTAATACTTCTACAACTACATGTGTTAAATTAGAATGTGAACATGCATATCATACAACATGTATAATTACTGTATTAAATAAAACTAATGCTCAATGTCCTTTATGTGGAAAAAATAAAGTTAGTGATGAAGTTACAAGAGAAGGATTATTAAAAAAGATTTTTTCTTCAGCAAAAAGAAATCCAGAAATTAAACAAAGTATTCAAGAATTCAAAGAATCTTTTTCTTCATACAAAGAATTAATTAAACAATTAAAAATAGAAACAGAAGAATTTATTATTAATCGTATGAAAGAAACAAATTTCAAGCAAAATAGAACGTATTTAATTAAGACTATGGATAATGTTAGATGTAGCGTAAGAAGATATGCTAAAAATATGGGTCCACAATATGTTGGTGCTTTAACACCAGGTAATGGTACACAGTATTGGTTAAAAAGAAGAATTAATACAGAATTTTTTGGAATAAGAGGATGGAGAAATTATAATATTATTAATTATCCTGTGTTAAGAATCCGTATGAATTCTATTTTGAAAAAGATATAATGGAATCATGGTATTCATTTATTATTGGAATTGTTGCTTTTTGTTATATAAAATCATTTAATAGAAATGCTAAACTCTATTTAGAGAGTGAAAAAACACTTTCGTGGAATGATCTATTCACGAAAGTGATTCCAGTTTTACAGCCCCACCCAGAATCGAACTGGGGTTTCAGGGGTCAAAGCCCTGTGTCTTAACCACTAGACGATGAGACTCATCAACGAAATGTTGAAGTATAACAATTATCGATATTTCCCCAATTTGCTTTTATTTGAGTATGCTTTTCACTAGTTAGAGCCCACCGCCCAAGCAACCTGATTGTTATTTGAATAAATTTGAACATCTTAAGCTTAGATTAAGTTTAAACTATAAAATATAAATCCGTTTTATACGATCTCTGCAGGGATTGAACCTGCGACCTTCCGGTTAACAGCCAGATGCTCTAACCACTGAGCTAAGAGATCAAGTACCCTACATGGGAATTGAACCCACGACCTCCGACTTAGAAGGTCGGCGCTCTATCCACTGAGCTAGTAGGGCAATTTAGCAGCGGTGGGATTCGAACCCACGCAGATTTCTCCACAGGTTCTTAAGACCTGCGCCTTAACCACTCGGCCACACTGCTACTATTACATAGAGATAATACGTTTAAATGTGTTTCTGAGTTTAGACATTATGAACTTACACTAGTAAATATGTGTGGAATTTGGGGCATATTTGGATCTCAATTTCCATCAAAAGAAATTATAAAGAAATGTATTGAATTACTAATTCCAAGAGGTCCTGAATTTTTTTCAATAAAAGAATTTACAAATGTTATTTTAGGATTTACAAGATTAGGTATTAATGGATTATCAGAAATTGGTAATCAACCTATAATTCGTAATAATATTGCAGTAGTATGTAACGGTGAAATTTATAATTATAAAGAATTAGCTACTAAATGGAATATAGAATTACCTATTGGTTGCAGTGATTGTGAAATTTTACCTTATTTATTTTCAAAATTAAATCCTACTGAAGTTTTTCGATCATTAGATGGTGTATTTTCAATAATCGTATATAATATTTCTACAGGTGAAGTTATTATTGGAAGAGATCCTTATGGCGTAAGACCTCTTTTTATTGGAAAAACAAATAATTATTTTGTTGTATCATCTGAAATAAAAGCATTAGAAAATATTTGTGATGAAATAAAACCTTTTGAACCTGGAACATGGTTATCTCAAAATAAATCTACAAAATACCATACAATTCCATGGATAAAAAATCCTTCTTTAAATGATGAAGTATTTGCAAGATATTCTTTAAAAAATGTATTTGAAAAAGCAATTAAAAAACGTCTTTTAAGTGAAAGACCTATTGGTGCTTTATTAAGTGGAGGATTAGATTCTTCTTTAGTATGTGCTAATCTTAGTAAATATACTGATAAACTAAATACATTTAGTATTGGAATGGAAGGTTCTACTGATTTAAAATGTGCTAGAATTGTTGCTAATCATATAAAATCAAATCATCATGAAATTATTTTAACTAAGGAAGATTTTTTCAGAGTTATTCCACAAGTAATTTATGCAATTGAATCTTATGATGTTACAAGTGTAAGAGCTTCTGTTGGTAATTGGTTAATTGGAAAATATATTAAAGAAAATACTGATATTAAAGTTGTATTTAATGGAGATGGATCAGATGAAATTGGTGGTGGATATTTATATTTTTCAAGAGCTCCTTCAGATGAAGAATTTGAATCAGAAATTGAAAGATTATTAACTGATATTCATATGTTTGATGTTCTAAGAAGTGATAGATGTATGTCTTCACATGGATTAGAACCAAGAACACCTTTTTTAGATAAACAATTTGTTAATGTTTGGAGGTCTATTCCAACTAATTTTCTAAGAACTAGTCAAGAAAAATATATTTTAAGATCATCATTTTATAACGATTTATTACCTCCAGAAATTCTATGGAGAAAAAAAGAAGCGTTTAGTGATGGTGTAAGTTCTATTGAAGAACCTTGGCATGCATCTATAAATAAATATGCTATTTCTCAAGGTTATGAATCTGAAAAAGATATGTATAAAAAATTATTTATTGGTTTTTTTGGAGAGAAGTGTTTATCTGTAATACCTTATATGTGGATGCCTAAATGGTCTCCAGAAACTACAGATCCTTCAGCAAGAACTTTATCTATTTATTGAATTATTATTTGTTTAGGATTTAAATGTTCACTAATTGGTTTTAGGGATTTAATGAAATCAAGAAATGCATGTAATATTTCTCTAAATTCTTTAATATAATCATTTGAAATATTATTAAATTCACCACCTGCAAGTGTATAAAGATTTTGTATTTTATTAAATAAATTTTGACGAAAATCAACATAATGTGCTATAACAATACTAAATCTTGGACGAAGTAGTAATTTAACTACTTTGAGAATATTATTGAAACTATCTTTACTTGTTAGAGATTGTTCTACTTTTGCAATAGTGATTTTTATTTGAATAATTAAAACACTAAGTTCATGTTTTAATGTAACATTTTTATCTTTTTTTGCGAACTTTTTAGTACGCCGATGTTCAGGTTTTAAAGTCCTATTAAAATTAATTCGGTCTTCATATGAAAGAAATGGCATAATTTCATAATGAATTGTATCTTCTGATAAATCATCCATTGACGTCATACTATCTAAAAATTTATAACTAAAAAATCCGTTTTTAACCTAAATTAAATCTTTTCTTAAAATCTTTTACAGATTCTTTAAATGAAGGTTTATTCCATAAAATCCATTTGCTTAAAGCACCAGGAGTATCAGGTTTATTCCAATGTTCTCCCATTCCTGAATGTCTTTTTAAATAAAGGGCTCGTCTTCTTGTATCTTTATGTTTAGTAAAATCAGACATTCCTCTTGCACCAAATCGAACTACTTTTTCATGTCCATCTGGGTAAACAAATATAGCATCAAATTTCTTTTCCTTTTTATGTGATTTTCGAATAGTTTTCAATCTCATTATTAATAATAATGGAAAAATGGTACAAGGAAGTAAGACAATTAAGAGATAAAAGTGAGGATGGCTATAAAACAGAAAAATTCTGCCATGATATTTGGCACAGTATAAATACTAAAAAAATAAAGAAACCTGAAAAATTCAAACTTAAAACCGGCCCTGAATTTGATTCATGGATAGATTCTTTAGAAGAAGAGTATGACCCGAAATTAATTAAAGCTATTTTAGATGATGATCATTTTTGGCTTCTAACGTTTGAGACTGCTCGGAAATTGTAGGTATTATAATTTCTTGTTTTTTTTCAGTATCATCAAAAGATAATTTTGAAGCGGGAATTTGTTGCCTTATGGGAATTCTAATTATTGGAAGTCTATAAGGACGCATTTATTTTATAGTAAATGAAAAATGGAACAATATAAACATAGGAATTATTAATATAAGTATGGGTGATACAATTATTGGAGTTCAATTTGGAATCGCCAACCCCGACGAAATTCTTTCAAGAAGTGTTGTCGAGGTTATTACAGATAAAACTTATCAAATTGACCAACCTGTTCCAGGTGGTGTATTTGATCGTAGATTTGGTGTAATTGATAATGGTTCAATTTGCACGACATGTAAACAAACTAATCTTTTATGTCCTGGTCACTTTGGACATATTCAATTAGCTCGTCCTGTATATTTATATCAATTTCTTCCTGAAATTATTAAGATTCTTCAAAATGTATGTTTAAATTGTTCTAATCCTTATTTAGTTGATGAAGAACTTGAAAAGATTGAGAAGAAATTTCAAGGTATGGACAGATTTAACGCTGTTCGTGATAAAACTGCAAGTTATAAAACTAAAGAACTTAAATCAGGGTCATGTCCTCATTGTGAAACACCTCTTATAAAAAAGATTGAAAAGGAAGATTTGACTGTTGCATCTCTTCAAGCAATTACATATGATGATGAAGCAGAACCTATTCCTTTAGAAGTTGAACTTGTTCTAAGATGTTTTCAACGTATTACTGATCGTCATGTAGAATTACTTGGATTTAATTCTAAATTTTCTCGTCCTGATTGGATGATTTGTACTGTTTTAGCAGTACCCCCACTAACTGTTCGTCCTTCTGTTATTATGGAAGATAATCAGCGTATGGAAGATGATCTAACACATAAGTTGATTGATATTGTTCGTAATAATCAACGTCTTCGTGAAAAGATTGATAAAGGTGAATCTCTTGATGTAATTAAAAAATATACAACACTACTTCAATTTGATGTTGCAACATATGTAGATAATGATATTAAAGGATTACCTCCTGCAGCACAACGTTCTGGGCGTCCTCTAAAAACTTTGAAATCACGTCTTGGTGCTAAAACTGGTCGTGTTCGTGGAAATTTGATGGGTAAGCGTGTAGATTTCTCTGCTCGTTCTGTTATTAC